TCTGGCGCATATTCTCGTTGAGCCTCTGGTTGTACAGCCACAGGCTCTTCGGTAATTTCTTGTTGAACCTCTGGTGTAGCCTCTACCGTAGGCTGTTCTTCTACGGCTGGGGCCTGAGGTTGTTGTGCTGCCGCTACTTCCTCTTCAGAGACAAAAGTAAACGACGGTTCTGGTGTAGAAACGGGAGCCTCTTGCTCCATCGCCTCTACGGGTTGTGTATTTTCTTCCATTAAATTAAAATTGGTTTATTACTCGTAAGCCATCACTCCAGTAGCGTTTGAACTTGCAGATACTTTTTGCACTGAAGTAAAAACCCCTTCCAGAACTTGATTGGCAACGCAAGTTATTGTCACCTGAGTGGTCGGCAAAGCTTCATAGTATCCATCGGCAGCAGCATTGCCAGTGTGTTCAACACCAGTTGCTGGGTCTATAAAACCAGAACCAGAGGCCCCATTAGCTATAAACTGAAAAAGCCCAGTTCCTTTTACGTACAGGGTCCCAGCACCAGCTACCGTAATCTTATTAAAAAACGCACCACTCACAGACGGTGTAGCCGCAGAAGTGTGGTGGACAATAATTGCTTTATTTAAACTACCTGGATATGCCATTGCTATTTTTTTTGCAAATATAACGTTTATTTCTTCTTCCCCTTCTTGGCGCGAATCTTAGCCGCTTCACGCTTTCCGAAGGCACTCTTTACTCTAGCCATAGCCCAAGCGTGTTGAGACACCTTTGGTCTGTTGCCAGAAGACATATATGCAGCCAAGCCTCTACGGTACACTTCTTTCTGTGCCGCAGACAACCCAGCCATTCCTCCACCCTTCTTCTTCTTTTTCTTCTTCTTGACTTTACCCCCTTTCCTGTACTTCAATATGCCGCCATCTTCCATGTAGCCCATCTTGTTTCTCACCTCTTCTGAGAGCTTTTTTAATCCGACTTGATCGTCTGATGGTTTTTTGAGTTTCATATTTTATCTCTTTGTGCCATGAGCCTCTTGAGTCGAGCAGCCACAGCAGGCGGGAATCCTTTCTTCTTTCTTTTTGACTTAGTGCCTCTATGCTTCTTATAGATGGCGGCGATCTCAGCCATAAGCTTTTTTCTCTTGGCTACGTTAGAGCTGCCACGAGTATACTTAGGGTTGAATTTCTTCTTCGCCTTCATGAGTGACTAACGAGCTTGAACTTAGCTTCTTTAACAGCGCCAGGATGTGGCTTGTAATCTCCTTTCATAAGGAAGTATCTACCCCGATCCACCATCCAATGAAAACCAGCAGGTGCTGGAACAGACTTCGTAGCGGAACTAACTTTGAGCTTACCGCCCTTATTGTACTTGACAGCATTCATTACCACTTAACCTTATTGGCCCAGTAAGCAGCGCTACTAGGACCTTTAGCAATATTCTTTCTGTGTCTGGCCTTGAAAGACTTACGCTTCGCCTTCATGCGAGCGCTCTCTCCCTTCTTAGGTTTGCCAGCTGTGCTAGCTCCTCTCTGACCAAAGCGAATGATCTTGACCTTGCCGTTTACTCGAACAGCAACGATGTGAGATTTCTTCCCACCTGATGTCCTCTTAGGCTTATTTAAACCAGAGAGACCATACCTCTTAAGTTTTGCTTTTTCGCTTTTACTCAATGCCATCTAGCAAAGATAATAAAAATAAAAAGTTATGGCTTGACGCCATATTCGCCAGCGGGGATGGTTAAAGAAACTTTTGTTCCGTCGCTCTCTATATAGGTTACGTTTCGTTCTGCATCTACCACCCACGAATCGTAAGTTGCATAGTAAACCCCATCAACTTCTTCGCACTCTTCTAAAGATTCTTGGTGGTACATAAAGACCATATGGGGTACACGGCTGTCTACCCAACCTTCGAAAAAATCTGTGTCTTCGGGCACAGTTACTCTGTATGTATTTTTCATATTTAACCTACAATAAAAAAGTGACCACTGCTGTTGTCATTATAAGCGATGCAATCAACAGTTGAATTAGCGGATCGCAAGACTTCCCAAGAATAGTTGTTGACTACACTTAAACCAGCAGCTAACTTGATTTCATACGCATCATTTCCCCCCATTCTACACTCCCCAGATTTTATTGCGAAACAATTTCTTTTTGTGCTTCCGTTTAAATCCCAACCGAAGTAGGCTTGCCACCCTGTACCAAGCGAGTCTAAGCGAAGACCCGCTGATGCGTCTTGAGCATTAGATGAAGACGAAACAGCATTGTCAGGTCTGATATAGCTGTTGTATGCATACCCATGAAACCTTAGATATCCATCTGTGTCTATGTTGCACATACCGTAATAAGTCATAGTGCCAATTTTTGAGCAGACATAATCAGAGGTACTATCAACCATTAGCAATGGGCCGTTCTTATCGCCACTTCCCGTAAGCTGTGGCCCTGCAAATCTATTAGCATTATTACCCGTAAAGTAAACATCGCCGTTAGTCATCAGAAACTGAGCGGATCTATAGCCAGGCTTTACATCTGCAAAAGTGGTTAAATCAAATTGCTCTCTCGATAAAGTTGAAATGGTGCTTGTGTTGCCTTGGCCTAACATATAGTCGTATCCATAACCGCAAGAGTAGAGATGCCCACTTGTATTTATTAAATAAGTCGCTCGATATCCAAACTGGATTTTCGACCAGTCGCCAGAGCTGTTTACCTCGGTCCAACTACTGACGCTTGAGCTTGAGCCGTCGCCTCGCATTCGATATGAACCACGCCCTAAAAACCAATAATCTCCGTCTTTTATCGCCCCGAATTGATTGTCTCCGCCAGTTATATCTGTCCAATTTGTATCTGATCCATATTGTCGCCACGTACCATCCGCTGTGTATGCAGAAGGCTTGTAGTAACTGTTCCCAGGAGAAGAGGAAGGGTAATTGTACCAAAGGGTGCCATCGCTTTTCAGGGCGTGAAACTGAACGTACTCGTTGCAAACAATTTTAGTAAAAGAGTTCGTAGTGTCTGTTACCCCCCTTCCAAATTCAGCACCAACTGAGGGATTATAGGAGTTTAATGCATATCCTACTAACTGGACACCAGTCGTAGCTAAGGCGTTTGCCGTTAAGCCCGTGCCGCCTGAAGGCACGTCTTGTTCGTTGATTTTTGCGATATCTGCCATTTCAATACCGTTTTGTTTGCTGATGTCGGGCATTATGCAAGTTCGATGAAATCATTAGAAGGATTAAACCAAATCTGTCCGTTTGTGCTGTCAAGGCAATAGCCGACCACACGAACAATATCTCCTGCTCCTGAAGGTGCGGTAGATGTGATGTCACCTGCGGTGGTAGACACGTATAGTTCGTCTCCAATGGTTCCTGGGTCGTGGTCCAGCGTGTACATGCCGCGCAATAACATGCCGTCTACATCGGGGTCAGTGCCCAAAGCGATAGCCAACAGCACTCCACCAGCCGTACCCGTAGCGTCTGCATCTGCTGCAACCCAAGTTCCACTAGACGTGTAGTAACAAAGCTCCCCTTGCGTGGTTGAGCCAGTTCCAATCTTAACTATATCGCCATTGCTGCTGTGATCGGTATTCGCAGTCTTTGCGAACAGCACATTTTTCCCATTGGTGTCTAGGTCCCCACCGAGCTGAGGGGTAGTGTCTTCAACCACATTTGAGATTCCACTATCACCGCCATCAACAAACTCAACAGCGTTTCCTGCCGAGTTCACCTTTAAGAACTTGCTTGCTGTAAAGGAGCTAGGCGTGTCGGTAAGACCCAAAAAGGTTGTCGATCCACTTCCTCCAGCAGAAGCAAAGCTTAAATTACCTCCTCCGTCAGTTTTAAGAAATTGTCCTGCACTGCCATCTGCGTCTGGCAATACAAATGTTACATCACTAGTGAGATTTGTTGAAGGACCCCTTAAGATGACGCCATTTGTTCCCCCCTGAGTGGGCTCATTAAACTTAACAAGCCCAGAGGTAAGACCGCCATCTGCTGTAACAAAGCTTCCATTTACTCGCAAGCCGTTGTTAAACTCAAACCTGTCATCGTTGGGATCATACTGCATTCGCAGATTACTCCCTGATTTGAAGGTCAAGAAGTTGCTGCCCATGTCGATGTTTCTGGTTCCGCTTAGGGTTTGGTCAGTGCTGCCAAGATTGGTGTCCGTCTGAGCCACCCAGTCTAAGTTGCCACTACCGTCAGTCTTTAATACTTCGTTTGCACTCCCGTCTGTGTTTGGAAGTGTCAGCGTATAGGAAGCACCAGCAGAGTGAGGTGGCCCCTTAATTACAATGCCATGGCTATTCTGCTCGCAGTTCAGGACGAACTGACCAGCACCTTTGTCAGAGTTACCCTTGAATACAACCTTACCCGTTCCGTTGGGGTCTAACTCAATGTCGGCATTGGAAGTACTTACAATATCATTCCCGTTTACATCAAGGTTCCCACCAAGCTGTGGAGTAGTGTCATTAGAAAGATCGGTATCTGTAGTTAAGGCGAGCGTACCTGTTGAGCTCGGAAGAGTAATATTAGCATTGCCTGAACCTGTGTACCGCAGGAGAGCTGATGCACTGCTGCTTTCAATCTTTAGGTTTGACCCGTTCTTGATGATAACGTCAGCCGCATTTGCTGTTGTCGTCCCGTCAATATGTACAGCGGTGAACGCCGTTGAGCCCGAAGCATCAGTAGCAACGATAAACTCAATATCGCCTGGGCTGGCCTCATCAATCGTAATACCAGTGGTGTTGTACTTAAGGCTAGCAGACGAAGCCCCCAGGTTCAGAACGCCCTTGTCTGTAGATGTCCCATCACCGACAGAGGTAAGAGTGGTAGTCGAGCCACTCTTGAGCATAGTAACAAGGTCTTGCAGGTTTGAGCTTGGAGAAAAATTACCTGACACGTTAGCAACAAGCACATCGCCATTAGATACCCCTGACGTACTTACATCGCTAAGATCATTTAAGGCTGAAGCGCCACCCCCAGTCGCTTCTTCGAGGCTAATCTTACCCGTGCTGTTGTCGTAGGTCAACACGTAGTTGTCCTGCCCGCTACCTACAGACTGATCGGCATCAAACTTGAAGTTGCCGAGGAGCACATCTCCAGCTCCTCCTGGCTCAATGTCAATGTCTCTATCGGTGGCGCTTATAATTTTTGCGTGTACCTCTACATTTCCATCCTCGTCAACGCTAAACTTTTCGGACCCGCTGTTATTTACAACTTTAAATTTTTGCCCAGACTCATCATTATCAGAGTCTAATTTTACTGTGACGTTTCCGTTTGATTGGATTTCTAAATCGTCCTGACTTCCACCTGTACCCGATGGACCGATAGTGTTGGTTCCTGAACCCGTAAACTTTAACCCTGACGCCAAGAGATCTGCGTTGAAGCTAGCATCGCCTCCAAACGATGAAGTTCCAGTAACCGCAAGATTACCAGTGACTGAAAGGTCTTGGCTGTTAAGAATCGAAACTGAACCTGTTGTGGCAATCGCGCCAGATATAGTTGTACCAAGGGTGGTGGTACCGCTAAACGTCTTGTTGCCCGTTATGGTCTGAGTCCCGTCGAGGGTAACAACATTGCTGCTGTCTGATAAGTCGGATATGGTGGGAGCAACAAACGTTACAGTTCCTGAACCGTCAGTTTGTAAGAAGGCGTTAGCAGAGCCATCAGCAGCAGGAAGCTTGTAGCCACCAGAGTCTGGACCAATCTGAACGTGCTCAAGAGCGAATGGCGAAGTGCCAGCAGCTTTAATTTCAAAGAGCTTTGCTCCAGAATCGGAAGTAGACGCCTGATAAAGAGTGGTGGTTCCCAGGCCCTCAATAACAAATCTGTCTTGAGTGAACAGAGAGTTACCGTCGTACACTTTTGTTTTCCTGGATGTACCGCCATCCATAGTGAGTGTAACGCTATTACCATCAAGGCTTACAGTGCCGCTATTTGATTTAAGGGTGGCTGGAGCTGCGGAAGCCGTGGCCGAAATATTGACCCCAAAACTTCCAGGAAACTTTACCGTTTGTGCTCGGACATTGATGTTGTCGGAAGCAGACTGCGTTTGAAGTATAGCACCCCCACCATCAGAAACAGTAATGTCTCCAGCAACCGTGAGGTCCGAATCAAGTGTCGCATCTCCAGTAACGTCCAGAGTCCCACTAAGATCTATGCTGTTGTCTAAGTTTATGGTGTAGTCACCACCAGACTCAGACACGTTGATATTAGTGCCCCCAGTAAGAGTTTGATCCGTTGTGGCCCCAGCTTCGATACCAGCCAGTTTGTTGCGCTCGGCACTTGTAATTCCAGGCTCAATGCTTATTACAGAATTGTCTGGAGATGAAACTGTTACGGTAGAGGTTTCGCTTACAGAAACCTTAATTGTACCTGGCGAACTATTTACAACCTTTATAGCCATTAAGGAGCTGTATTAGGGGGTTGTGATATCTTCGTTAATCTGGAATGTGCCAAACACATGAGTTTTTACAACGCCAGAAATAGTGCTTTGCAAATCATAAACATAAAGACCTGAAGTCAAAGCCTCCATTTCGCCAGCTGAAACGGTAATGGTAACCTGCGCGTTAGCGTCCCCGTTGGAATTATTGGCAACCGAAAAGTAGGTGCCACCGCTAAAGGTATCTGTCGCTGATTCGCCAGCGCTAGGAGCAATCTCCATTTTCAAGTTGCTTGCATCCCATGTTTGAGCTGAGCCAAAGTCTAAAACGAGCGAGAACGTGTCACCTTTCCTGCAAGTAATATCAAGCCTTGCAGCTGTATCTAAGTTTACTGTAGCCATTATAGTTCTGTTTGGGCTTGATTTTGTCTTTGAGAGATAAGCTTGCTTTGCTCTTCAGCCTGCTTTACCACTCGTTCGTCCTTCCTGTCTTCTTTTAAGACTTCAAGTTTCTCTCTAAAGTTTTCGTCAGTTTCCTTGAATCCGAGAGTAGCCTGGGCTTTGATAATTTCAATCTCTCTCCTGAAGCCATGCTTCACCTGTTCTAACTGAGCCTCAAGCTGTGCCTTAAGCTGCATCTCCTGGGCTTTGAGCTGTGCCTCCATCTGCAACTCTTGCTGCCTTGCCTGAGAAGCCGCCTGAGCAGACTGCTGCTGAACCTGAGCTTGTTGCGCTGAGTTCTGTTGCGCGATTTGTTGGTTCGTAGCCATCCTCTTTTTCCTGCGAACAATCAAAAGCCTCTCTGCCTGACCTAAGTCTTTTAGTTGTCTGACGGCAATAGCGTCCTCAAGGTCAATCTCTCTTTGACCAAGGGCAACCTGAATGTTCTGCTCAAGGTATTGACGCTCCGCTTCTTCCATGTCTTTGACGACTGTAACGCCAAAGTTGTACATCGCCAGATTTCTAAACGAGCTAAGAACGCTCATGTTTTCTTTGCCCACCGCGTTCTCATAAATTTTATACAGAACAGATTCTGGGTGAATAACCTGAACGCACTTCACGATGTCTGAACAGACCTTCTTGTACAAAACCATAGAAGAATTTGTTATATCGTATATGGCGTTATTGGCCGCAGCCAAGGCTTGCTGTCTAACACCAACTAAAGAATCAGACTTAGGGGTTGAAGCATCCATTACCTCGTTGATACCTGTAGCGTCACGGATCATTCGAAGGTAGTGGTTATACAAACCGATAAGCTCGTTGATGTTTCGAATGCTGTTGCCGATCTCTCTGATGGGCGGGTTCTGAAACCCTCCTTCTGGGTTTTTACTTCTGTAGTAGAAGACACCCGTCTGCTCATAGATATCGTGCAGGTCAAGGGGCTGTAGCTCTCCTCCCCTTCCTAGCTGAACGTTCTCCAGACCCTCAATGTCAATTATGATACCATCAGGTTTGGCCTTAGCGACAGCCTGCTGAATCTTTAAGTGAGTGAGCTGAAGCTGATCCGCAAAACCAATGCAGCTGTCCACCATAGACTTTGGCATCATGTCGAGCAGATTGGTAGCGCAAACAGAGTAGGAAAGATTTGTTCTAGAAATATCGTGAATATTCCTAGGCATATTGTTTTTCTTCCCGTAGTTAAACAAGAAGTCAGTGCCAAGGATGTAGCACCCGCCATAAACCGAAGAGGTCTCCAGCTTGGTAATCTCCCTATTAAATACAGAGCTGGTTGGCGCCTTATATCTTTCTCCCTTTGCGTAAAACCCTACATTCCCATATCTGCTCTCCTTGGATTCGTAGTATTCACAATCAACCCCCATGAACTCAAAGTCCAAGATTTCAATCATGTACTCATCGTACCCAAACCTAGAAACGTTATTCACCTTATCGTAAGAGGACTGGGTAAGTTTACCAGCATCATACCCATATTTTTTTTGAGCTCTTTGAGCTATGGTTTTATACTGCTCTTCTGTAAACTGGTCTCCAGCCATTCTCTTTAGCTCCTGGATGGGAACGTGCTTGACCTGACCAGCATATACTAAGTCCCCGAAGTTTGGATCCTCTGTGAAGCTGTGTATGAAATTTGAAGGATCTACATATTCGGTCTTCAATCCGTACTGAGGATCGTTGTCTCTTTTCACTACGGCTATCCCCAGGACGGCCAGATCGTTGACGCACCTTCTCAGGATCGACTCATTAAAGTCATTCCAAGTAAGAGTAAGGTTTGTGGCTATCTGAGCAGCTATCTCAGAAGAAGCCTTCACGTTCGTCCCCATAAAGATCTCAGCCTCCTCTAGGGTGTCTGGAATAGAATCGGGGTCGCCATTGATCTCAACACCCAATCCCTCTTTTAATCCCTGTAGGGCTTTCTTGGACTTTACAGAAAACTCAACTTTCTTTTTCTCCATATCCTTTTCAGAAGAGGAGAGGGGATCAACAGCTTCTAAATTAGGGTATGGGTTGAGCGACAATATTTTGTTTACTACAATCCTTACGAATTTAGGAAGGATAGGAACTGGAGTGAAGTCCAGGTTGAGCATACTCCCATCGCCATTGTTAGGATCCAGAGAAGTAAGAAGCGACCTATAGATAGCGGTGTCTTGTGTCCCGTTGGCATACCTTCTGTTTTTCTCGAAAGTCTTTCTTCTGTTCCCGTAAGCTGAATTCTGTTGGTCTATCTTTCCCCACTGATTGTATATAGCCTTGGCGTAGTTAAGGCCATATTCCCTTCCTTGCTTTTCCTCAGAGGAAGCCAAGGGGTCAGGAAAATTAGAAGATTTTTTAGTGTTACTATACATCTGCAATGTTGGAGTTATTTTAACTCAATGCAAATATAGTAAAACTAGGAGTGCCAGACTTTTGGGGTGTATGTCCTAAAAAACTTCTTGTCGTTAAAGTCGGACTTCACCTTCTTTTGCTTTTGCTTTTGTGCTGCCAGTAAGGCTAAACCAGAGCTAATGGTCAAGTCAAACTTAGTTCTCTTGTCGATCTTATATGCAATCCAATCTTCTAGCGTTCTATTGAAAGGCATGTTCCCCATCTCTCCTGTCTCCGCTCTAATTCCTACGTGATCGTGAATATAGGCCTCGATGGATTGAGCGTGAGACTGAATTACGTCTTGAGAGTTTGAGGGGATGCCTTTAGTCCTTACGTTCCCAGATGAGTTAGGGTTACGCAAATGCTGAGGACGATCCATTAAGTAGCCGTCATAACCTCTTGATTCAAAGTATCTTGCGATGCCGTACTTGTTGTTCTCTATAAGCAGAGGATAACCATAAAAGAATGCGCACATCAAAACATCTTCATAGAAGATGCTAGCCAGGTCTGGACGAGAAGCGTACTCCACAACAAACATATTCGGCGGCACATCCATGTTGAACTTGTTGTACATATGCAGCGCACCCTTCGAGCCCCTGCCATCTACTGTAGCATCTAGATCATAAGAGTCAACTCCGCCTACCCCGATGTGTCCGTTAGGCGGAACTCGCTTGCCGCGCTCGTCTGCCTTATTGTTTCTGAGGTGGTCAGGCGGAAGCCAAGCCACTCGGAACCTCCCGTTTGGGTCTGGGGAGAACACCACCTCTTCATCTTTTGTGCGCCACACAAAGTTCCCCTGTACAACTGGGTTAGGATAAAGGCTATCGTTGTGCTCTATTTGCTGGTAGATCTTCCCGATATTAAACAGGCTGCCGTCGATGCTGTCTCTGAATGCTTCATCTTCGGTAAACGGAAACTGCCTGATAATCTCATTGAGCTCGGAGGGATCATCTTTAAATGACTCTCTCTCGTTTTTTAAATACGACTTGCTCCCCTGGTCTATGACCTCCCCGTCTATACCTATTATATCACCACGAAACTTTATGCGGCGGGTCATGTTAGGGATATGGTTCGGAGGGTTGTCTACGACTGCGTTTCCATACTTATCAAAGAAGCCCTCTAGCGCCTCGTATGCTGGGATGAATATTCGATACAAGCCCGACCTGGTCCTGCCATTGTTGTTTCTTTCGTTAGGATCTGAGTCTTCCCAGAGGCCCTTGTATTCCTCTCCCCCTTTACCCATGGGGTTCACTGTACTGCCTAAGAGGGCCTTGCCAACTATGCGCTTACCAACTATCAAGCAGGTTCGCTCAATCCTCCACGCTTCACGTATGTCCGTGGGTTTCTCCCACTTTCCCGCCTCATCGAGATACAGCATGTGTAGCTTCTCTCCGTCATATGCGTTATTCGTGGTGTTCTTCCAGTTAATGACGGTGTTGAGCGCATCTCCCCTGTGGGAGGTCTTGTTGTTTTTCGTGATACGCTTTGAGGGTTCACGGAAGGCTAGTTCCATGCGGGGGTTAGTGGTACCGTCCTGAATGGGTTTGAAAAAGAAGGGGTAGCTCCGAAAGATAGAAACCACCTTTTTCATGAAGATGTTTTCCTGAGCATCTTTACCAGTCTTTGACTGAATGCCCAGCAGCTTCTCTTTAACCTGACTAGCCTCGTCCACAAGCACAGCAGAGCATATATTAGTGTAGCCAGAACGACGACACTTAGTATATAGCTGACCGAAACAACGGGGATCAGCTTCGCAAGCAGCCATGTGCAGAAAGATTTCTCTTTGGAAAGCGAGGTATGATGGGTATCCGATATCAATTTTAGACCATTGTAGAAACATATAGTGTCTCCCTGTAATATACGTAGGGACCCCATTATTGTAAAACCACACACCGTCGCGCCTACGCTGAAACTCTTCCTCGACGTAAGAACGAAACTTGTTCCGAAACTCGGAAGGCTTTTCGAGCCACTCATCCATACTGCGAATCCTTTGCAGTTCTTCGGGCATAGCAAGGCGTTGCCACATCTGCATTGCCTTTGGCTTTTCATGGAAGAGAATCTCCGATCGCTTTGGTTTCTTTGGGAGTACAACGAGTAACCCATGGAGTTCCATGATCTCTCCCTCTGTACCGTTAGGGTCGATCTTAATCCCTTTAGTTTCATACCCGTCTATGTCAATAAGCGCGGACATCAGTAACTTCTACCAAACCTTCCCATTCCTTTAAACCCTGGCGCCCCTGTCTTGGGGTTAGTGAGCTCCATCTGGGCCCCACATTCGCACTGACCCTCTACGTAGTAGGTCTTTCCGTCTTTTACTTTCATGGTGAGGTTTCGCTCAAATCGCTGCGAACCACATTCTGGGCAATGTAAGTCTGGCATGTTTTTAATTTAATTCGTACACCCGACAGGACTCGAACCTGTGACCGTCTGCTTAGAAGGCAGATGCTCTATCCAGCTGAGCTACGGGTGCATATATTTATCTCTAAGTAATCTGTTGTACTGTCCTGATTATCAAAGTCATAGTCGTCCCAGTAGATCAATCCACTAGCGTTATTTTGAGAAACGTTCTGCGAATCCTCCTGAGTAGTCTTTTTCTTTTTCGATTGATCCATTGTCTTGTAGCTCTTTAACCATTTGTTCTAAACGCTGACGCTCTATCAGCAACTCCTTACAGTCAATAGCTGTTTGTTTAATGGATTGCAATTCTGCTTTCCTTGCAGATCCACCAGCTTCTGGGTCCACAGGTTTTTTTACTTCTTCAATCATGTTATTGATAGCAACCTCCATGCTTGCCATCAACCTCTTGGATGCGCTAATCGTAGTGAACTTAGACATCTTCCTGGATATCGTAAACAAAGATGGGCGTCTTCTCTCCAACGTATGCGCCAGCCATGTTGTACTCGAAGTATTCGAGGGCATCTGTAAAGCTCATCTCATCCTCTTCCATCAAAATGTCAAGACATGCTTGAACACTGTAAACAGCAATCATGTTCGCACCAAACGTAATACCTATTACCGCTGCGTCAAACCCGTCAGCAAGCATGGCCCCCTCATCAGAAAGGAGAGCAAAAATTTCTTCTTTGCTAAACATATTAAATTTCTTTATACATCAGGTCTTCTGCGCGGACCCGATAGTATTCTTTCTCTTCAATTGTAATCCTGTAGTCCATGTTCTTTCGAAACCCAACTACGTCTCCTACTTCGAGCCCTAGCTCTTCCACCCAAGGCGGAGTAAAAGAGACCTTCCCTTTCGTGACAGGGCTGTCCTTGAGTTTAACAACGTCGATAATATCAGACTGTTTCTCTTCTCTTTCTTCCACTCGTTCGAGAAGTGACCAGCCCGCCAACGGATGTACGTCCCCAGTCTTTGCAGACTTGTAAGCAATAGCCTGGTTGTTAACGGTGTGATCAGGATCGAAGCGTACAAGATAGTGATCATCCTCACCAGTAAGAGGCTGACCATCGTTAATAACAACGAGATGGTGGAAGTACAAAGTGTCACCCACTTCGACTCCAGTATCGTACTTAAACGGGACCGCCACGACGGGCGCTTCTGTGGTTCTGTTTTGGAATTCATTGAATCTGTTGTCTATGTAGAGCTCTAAGCCGCCCTCGGTTTTCATGGTGTCGTTTATCCGTTTGTTGATCTCAACAACGAACAAGTCAAACGTTTTCATTAATTAAAAGTTTAAATCGTATTCAAGCATGCAAGGCATTTCGTCTACCGCCTTCCAAAGGAGTGTTCCTTCTTCGTTTTCAATATAGATAAGATACCTTTTCTTTCCAAACTTGTGAAGATGGTGATCGTCTTCTAGTATAGCGGACACTTCACCTCTTCCTGCTCGCATGCCGATGTAATAAGCCATGCCGTCTTTTGGCTCTTTGCCAATGACAATTTTTCTAATAAGTCCTTCCATTAGTTTAAGGATATGCCCAAATCGCCTAGGAGGTTGTCCAGGTCGATGTCATCATCGTCTTGATAGGCATTGTCCATAACCTGCTTTACTGACTCTAGCTCGGCTCGGCTCTGGAGATTGAAGCTGTACATGGTTTTCATTTCAGCTTCCTCGTCTCCGTATTCTATTGCCTCAAGGTCAAGAACACCTACGATTATCGATGCGAGAACTCGATCTTTCATTTCAAACTCGTCGATAGTCTCCTCCATCTTCTTGACGAGCGAGTACATTTCGGCGAAGAAGAGGGTGTCTTTGGGACTCATGATGTAAATTTGTTTACATCAAAGATACGACACAATTTAAATGCCCAAGTCCACAGTAAAAAGATCTAGACTATTTAGAGAAGTGTCGAAGTTGCCAGAGCGATATGTGAAGCACAACCACCTGAAGAACCTGCGCTCTGCTACTAACGAATTCCTAGAAAGCAACCCAGACCTCACCAAGTCGTACCTGCACCTACTGCTCTTCCTGTACGACTTAGAGTTTTTCACGATTGACTACGTAGCGTCTGAGTATGGCATGAATCGAAAAAACCTGGCTGACAGGATGATATACCCGCTGGTGATTGCTGGGTATCTATATAAACATTTCGATAAGCTCACGCCGTCTCATACCCTAGAGGATCATCTGTTTCGGGACGAGACAAAAATGAATTATAGAGTTCGGTACGCGATGTCGCAGAAAGGTAGGCTAGCGGTGCAACGTTTCTATAACTCACTTTAGCCACTACAGTTTTCGCAGCCTTCTGGTGCATGAATATCACACACGATCTTACCACTCTTGACCTTCTCTTCGGTCGCTTTTACTCGTTCTGGATCTAGGAAATCTACGTTGAAGTCTTCTTCTTTTTCGCGCATGATAAAAAATTTTAGGAGCGCGAATATAGACAAATTTATCTTCCTTGTCCGCGATACTTCTTCTTGTAGTTTTTGCTGCTTTTGTTGCTCGACGTCTTCGTCTTAGCGTGTACCCCTGGGCGGCTAACTTTGTGTTCCTCAGGGGCGAAGTTGCTTACGTTCTTAGGCATTCTCTACTGTGTAATAAACTTTATTCTTCTCGTCTCTTCGGGCTCGCTTAATCTGTTTACGGTTGCGCCCCGCAGACTTGTACGAGATGTGTACCCAGTTAGGCTCCTCATCATCCCCGAACTCCCAGATCATCTGGTCCCACACCAGGTTGTCTTTTACGAAGTTGAAGATATCTGCATTCGTGATACGTCCAAACACATCTGCGTCCAGGTCTAGCGCTTCCCCCACCATGTGCTGCGAGTACTTGCTCCCCCCAATGGCCTTGTTGAGTTGCTTGCCTCTATATCCAGAGCTCACGGCAATGGGTACACCGAAGTGATCGCGGATAGGTTGGAATACATTCTCTGCTACAGCCTTGAGGTTTTCGATCTCCCAGTCTTCGGGTGTGTTATCGATCCCAAGGCGGCTGGCCGTGTTTGACTTCACGACTTCTTTCAGTGATAGGTTTTTGCTTAACTGCATTTCGATTGGCAATCCAGGAAGGATCAATTCTCTTAATCCTAGGGTTGTGGTAATATTTTTTCAATCTATGATTGAATAAGCGAAGTTAGACAAAAAAATTTGGATTGAATAATATTTCGCCCTACATTGAGATCAGCAAACCGAATTTACGAAACAATTTAAAACAGTTATTTGCTATGAATAATTCAATCTTCTTCCCCGCTACACTGGTAGCAATCTTCTTTGTTGTGTCTGTAATCTCTATTCTGGACCCAGCTCCTCAACCAACCCGCTACGAACTGAGCCCCGCTCAGAAGTACGATCGTGCAATTGACGTAGGATCCTTGATTCACGCTCAAGACAAGTTGCGATTAGCTCAGCGTCGAATCGCTGAAGCACAATAAGAAAAGGGGCCTTGCGCCCCTTTTTCTTATCTCCTGTATGCCGTCTTTCTTTTCTTTTTCCTAAAAGGAAATCCCCCACCTCTGTTTTGGTTTTCTAGCTCAAGGAGATCCACAAGTCTTGCTATGTTTGCTCGCTTCTGAGCAAACGGTCCAGTAGCTCTGTCTGCTCCACCGCTTCCAGTATAGTCACTAGGCATTACGAGCAAATCTCCCATGGGGATACCTGCGGTTCTGTCTCTGCGAACTACTGGATCCTCTTTTGGTGTAATCACCACCTCTGGCAGCTCAGCTCTAAACGAACCTGAAGTACCTGATGATCTACTAGAACCTGATGATCTACTAGAACCTGATGATCTACTAGAACCTGAAGTACTTGAGGAACCTGAGAAGCCTGACGTTTGCTCAGGATCTCTTCTTACGACTACTGGCTCTCTTGGAGGTACTGGGTCAACAGGTTCTTCTCTGCGTGGCTCAGGCTCAAAGGTTTCCTCAGGGGTAGAGTAACCTCTTTTCTTCCCAGAGGCAAAAGGAAAACCGAGGTTATCGGTCGGGTCAGCCAACTGCTGAGTGTTTCTGGATGAAGATCCGAATCCAGTTTTTGCAAATTTAGCGCCCTTGCCTCTATTGATTTTCCTGTCTCTCCCTTCACCGCTGTAAATAATTTCACCATCTTTTCCGTAAAGGTCGTACCTTCTATTAAGATTGTCAGCAGTGACTTCTCCCTCTGGGTTTCTGAGGTCGTCTCTTTTGAAATTTTGATTAAAGGTTAAAGGAGCGTTGTTTTCGATAGATTTTTCGATAAAATTGTTGAAGGCGTTTCCGCTTACGCGCCCAGACAGGTAGAGATCTTCTGCAAACTTAGCTTCATCTGGAGTCATATTGGCGAATACAATCTCTTTCATTTCGTCGGTAAGCTCTCCAGTCTCTGCGAACTGCTCAGCCAATGCCCTGGCTTCAGCTCTGGTTAGCGGTCCGCCGTCATCATACTGCTTAGGCATTAATCCACCGCCAGGGTACTCCATCATACCGCCACCCATATATTCTTTGAGCATAGCACCCATTTCGTACATGGGTTTGATCGCTGCTCCTTTTCGATACTTGTGCTTCATAAGGCAAATATAGCTATTTATAATTTTCCTCTCAGGTACGTATTGTACTTCTCTCTAGACTCAGGTATCAAGTCTTCTCTAAGTTCTCCTCCTGTAAATACACCAAAGGCATAAAGCAATTCCTTTGCTGTGTCGTTACCCATTTCGTATGCCTTGAGTATATCATCATACTCTAAAGAGAATTGGTCCTTTGGTATCTCACCCTTCTCTTGCAGGAGGTTAGTAAGATCTCTTGTCCTGGCGCTTAACTCTGTGGGGTTTCTAAAATAGAAAATGCTGTTTGCCCTTTCGTTCGGATCACTGTCCACCACAAATTTGTAATTGCGTATGTCTCTTCCAGTCTTGCTCTGTGAGCGTAAATCTCCTACTGGCGATAAAAACTCCCCAGAGTACATATCACTATCTTCTTCAAGGTTTCCCATTCTCTCTCTACCGAAGTACCTAGAGTCTAAGTTGTCCATGTAAAACCTACCAATGTTAGTAGGCTCTGCTACAGTGTGATACAATTCGTGAACAACAGGGCCTCTAATGTCATCTGTTTTGCTGGGATCAACGAACGTTCCAAACACTGGCTTACTGTAATTTAAATACCTGCCCACTTCATTTAACGGGCGGGACTCTCCGTAAGTCCGAGGTCCCAAACTTTCAAATTTTAGTTCATCTCCCGCCGCTCTTATCTTCTCATGCATAGCGCTTTCCTCGTCTCCAATCTCACTTCTCATCATTGGAGCGCCGCCAATCTGCCTTTTGTATTCGTCTGACTTCATCCATCTTTGAAGAAAGTCTACAGCCCCCTTTACTTTTTGCTGCTTGTTGTCATTTATCTTTTTGCTGTATTGATTCAAAGCAGCAACAAGATCTGAGGAGCCAGCGCCATCTCTGTTTATGGCGTCTTGGAATTCACTCAGTGGGCTGCCCCCGTTTTCAAACTGTGCGTATTTACGTTTCTTGATCTGCACGGCGTATACCTTTAGTTATTAATGCTGTATGGGGAGTAGAAGGACTGGTTGAAGTAGTTCTGAGTATTGGCAGCACCCTGTTGCAGGGTAGGTCCAGCAGGATTAGGTAACTGTGAATTACCAAACCCCATATTCATACCATACTGTTGGTAGGTCTGAGGTGTGAACTGGATCTGAGAATAGTCTGTTGGGTCCACTTGAGGGGGTTCGATTGTTTGTGGCTGCAAGGACTGAGCAACCATGCGTCCAGCATCAACAACTGGCTTCACTGTATCAATAACCTTCTTAGCTTTCTTGCCAGCGCTCAACAGCTTTGCCCCAAGCTTAGCGCCTTCAACTGCGCCTGTACCACCAGCAGCAGCCCCACCCGCTCCAATAGCGCCAGTAGCCAAACCCGCTGTTAATGCAGTGGCCGCAACAGCCCCAGCAGCTATAGCTATACGCTTGTTCCTGCCTTTTTTAAGATCCTTGAAGTAGTCAGCAGCATCCTGCTCCTGTTCGGTGAACGCCTCAAACCCATAGTCCTCAGCGTCACCACCTTTCCTTCTGGCTTTGCGTTCAGCCCGACGGTTTCTTCTACGCTGTTTGTTTAGTTCTCTCTTGGTTTCTCTGAAGTCAGCACCGTCGAGGTCGCCACCCGCCAGCTCCATAGCCGCCTGACGGTCTTCTTCGTTACCAGCTCTATATTTAAACCTACTCATCTCTACTAGATCCTTTTACAAGCAAATATACAAACACAGTTTTTGCGCCTTCACAGCTTCATATGTTTGATTGACGCTTCGTAGTGTCGTTTTGTGCGTACATACGCACTCTCCCTAGATCGCTTCGTAGTAAAAACAGCTTCGAAGTTTCATCGCTAACAATGCTTGGCGAAGTTACAGCTTTTTTTTTGGAAAGTCAAGTATTCAAAACCGCTTTAAGTAGCACCCCCAAAGCATTGATCAACAGCATCTTAAAACGTTTAGGTGAGCAAACCGTGGAAAACTGATATCGACAGCGAACCTTAGAAAATGGTGCGTAATACAGATCGTGGGGATTATATGTATCATGAGTCAGTTGGGGCTACGCCCCAAAACAGAATCCCTAAACCCCGTGGGTATAATGCACTGGGGGTTTTGCTTAGACTTTCAGCTAATAACCCTCAGCTAAGTAGCTGAGTGTTAAACAGTTAAAGCTGATTGGTTGGAGTTGATTGACAGTAAGCGTAGCTTAAACCGCTCAGAATCAGCTTGGGACAATCCCCCTTCTAAACCTATGGTTTAGCATATAACCTTCATTTATGAAGGTTCACTGATGCCTTCAACCAAACTCTCCAAACGCGCTGAGTGTTAACAAGTTAACACCATATGTTTGGCTACCAATCGCAGGAGTATCAACCAAAGTTGATACCGCAGGAATTGGAGAAAGTAGATATAGATTAAAGAAAGAATGGAATTCTATGAATTCTTTCTTTAATCTTAATATCTAACAGTTATGGCAAAAACCATTTCCCACTCTGAGCTGCTGAAAGCAGCAAAAAAGGCTGTAAACAGCCTGATGTTCAACCCAACACCTTCGAAGAAGGTGGAGGCAATCAAGGCTTTAGCCTTGGTTTGTGAATTTGTCGCCGAAGTCGATGCTCCGAAGGAGGAGCCGAAGCCGAAGGCTTCGAAGTCAAAGAAGAAGCCGAAGGCTTCTAAGGCGAAGCCGAAGGCTTCGAAGTCGAAGTCGAAGTCCAGCCGTAAGGCTGAGATTGAGGCTGTTCTTACCTCTGGTAAGAAGCTGAAGAGGTCAGAACGTTCCGTTCTGAACAAGGAGCTTCACGCTCTCCTCCAAGAGGAGAGAGCAGCTGCTCGTTCTTCGAAGAAGAACAAGAAAACTGTTCGACGACCTAAGAGGTCGTCAGCGGCTGGTCTTGAACAAGACCAAGCAAAGCAGAACACTGCCAACAAAGTTGGCAAAATCAAGAAAACCAAAGTCGTCAACGCAGTTGACGGTGGAGCGGCTCAACCTTTCGAGCAGCGAGTGGAGGTGCCCGTGATCGAGCCGAAGGCTCGGAAGAAGCAGCAAATGAAAGTTACTCTCCTTCCAGGAGAGTCACCTGAGGAAGCAATGGCTCGACTCCGCTCCGCTCGCTTGGAGCAAGAGCGCTTGGAGGCAGAGGCGCTGATTTCCTCTGGAAATCCGATGTTGGAGCCATCTTTCGCTCCCGCAGTGTAAAACGAAGTTTTAGTTAAACCCTATAAATCAAAGATTTATGAATCAACCAATTTTTGCTTTTGTCTTCACCTTCGGTGAAGAGCGTGGAGAGTTTCGCTGCAAGCGGAACTTCGTGGACGAGGAGGCGGCCTGCGAGTGGGCGGCCTCGATGATGGTGCAGGACGAGGTCTGCTATGTGTGTGAGTGCGAGAGCGCGGACTACGTGTTCGAGCCAGCGTGTGAATCGCACACTGCCGTAAGCTGGAGTGCGGACGGGCTGACGTGGCAGATGCTCGAAGTAGTCGATGATTTCGATGAAGAAATGGAACTCTACCCTAAAGGGTAAAAAAATAAATTTGGATTTAGGGATTCTTTGCCCTATCTTTGTTGTCGGCAATTCTGCCAAACTCAAAATCTCTTACTGATGCATAACAGCACAAACACAGAGCGCAAGAAAGCGCAAATGGCTTCGGCCTTGTTCAACGATGTTCAACTCCTCGGTTCTGCCGTCACCTGCACGGCGGAGTTCGACCTGCTCTCCTGTGACGAGCAGATGCGATTGGAGGACTTAATTGCTACTGCATAATGGTGGTCGCAATTATGGCCGCCTACGTGGTGGCTACTACCTACGTGATGGATGAATCCCTAAAGCTGAACCGATGATGGACAAAGACCAAATCCGCGACGTGGCTATTGAGGTCACGGACTACTTGCTCGACAACGCTCCCACGCTCCTCGACGAGGGCGTGATGGAGGTGGACGGCGAGTACACCGAAGGCACTTGGATGTTGCAAGATGCCATTACCGATGTCCTAACTAAAATCCTTGGATGATGTACAACCACTTCCTCGAATTCAGCGTGGACGAGATGGTGGATGCGTATACGTACTTCGATCACATCCGCGACTACGAGGGCTGCCGCCTTGTTGGTGCAGCCTTCGCTCAAAATACTTCGATTGACTTTCAGAACTTCTGAGCAATCACACAGCGGCTGCCTGCCCAAGTACCCAGTGCACGGGGAACGGGAGTGGAGGTCAGTGTCGCAGGGTTCGAATCCCTGAGCCGCTCTAATTTCAAAATCTTTTTCAATGAAATATCTTTCTTTCGACGAAGCTATGTGCTTCGCTTACGGTCGGACTATGCTGTTCGGCGGATGCTCAATCGCTCTCGTATACGAGGACGGCGAAACAAAATACTACATCCCTAACAAGGGCTTCGTAGTCGGTGGCGTAGTGCCTGAGAAGTCCATTGGTATGGACAACGAATCTGCCTTCAAGCATATGTACAACCGCTTCCACTTGCAAGCGCAGATGGAACTGAATGAGAACGGCAGCGCAGTGATGGGTATGTGGGTAGAGGACGGAAACAAAATTGTCTTCGACCTGTGTAACCTATACGACAACGTAAAGTCGTTCAAAGTCCCGCTCGAAATCGCTGCGAAGCGCAAGGAGCGTGCCATCTACGACCTCGAAGCTGAACGTGAAATCTTTGTAAATACTGGAGCATAATGGAAAATTGGATAATGTACGGACGAGCCGAGCGTGGCGCATACGGGGGGAATTGGGTGAAGATTGCATCAGGTGCAACTCAACAGGAATGG